CATGCCCACCTTTGGGCTGCTCAAGAGCTATTCTGAGGTTATGGAAACCATCGCCTCGCTTTACAGCGAGGATCACGAATTTGAGACCGTGGTGCTCGACAGCCTCGACTGGCTGGAGCCGCTGGTATGGCTCGAGACCTGCCGCCTGAACAACTGGAAGGACATCGAACAGCCCGGCTACGGCAAGGGCTACGCCGCTGCCCTGGACACATGGCGCGGCATTCTGGATGGGTTGAACGCCCTCCGCGACGAGCGCAAAATGACCATCGCCATGATCGCCCACACAGAACCGAAGCGGTTTGAAAGCCCCGAGGTGGAAGCCTACGACCGCTACGCTCCTAAACTCCAGAAGGCGGCGAGCGCCTTGGTGCAGGAGCACGTCGATTGCGTGTGGTTTATGAACTACCGCGTGTCGGTGGTGAAGGACGACAAGAAAGACCCCAACAGCCGGGCGCGAGGGGTCGGTGGTGGGCAGCGCGTGTTGTACACTACCGAGCGCCCCTCTCATCTGGCGAAAAATCGCTACCGGATGCCGGAAGCCATCTCTTTGCCGGATGACCCGGAGCAGATGTGGCCGACCATCGCCCAGCACATTCCCTATTTTGCAACCAGCAAGGAGTAAGACCAATGGCATTTCTCGGTGAAACCTTTGACGCCAACAGCGTCGAGCCCGCACAGCCCCGCGACAATCTGCCTCCGGGCAATTACCCGGCCCAGGTGATCGAAAGCGTCATGAAGGATACCGCCAAAGGCGGGTCGATGCTTCAGCTTACGCTCGAAATCATTGACGGCCCCTCCAAGGGACGCCGGGTGTGGGACAACTTGAACATCAAGAATTCCAACCCGACCGCGCAGGAAATTGCCCTGCGGACCCTTTCCGCTATTTGCATGGCAATCGGCAAGCAGCACATTTCGGACAGTGAAGAAATTCACTTCATCCCGATGACCGTCACCGTGGCGGTAGAAGTGGACAATCGGGACAAAGACCTCCCGCCGGAAGAGCAGCGCAAGCGCAACGTGGTGAAGGGCTACGCCGCCGCCAGCGGCCCTGGGCCGGTCGCCAAGGCACCGTCCAGCTTTACCTCCAGGCAGGCCCCGCCTCCTCCCGCAGCCAAGCCTGCCGCCGCTGGCGTGCCGCCCTGGCGGAAGTGACTAAAATACCGGGGCGCAAAACGCCCCGGTTTTTTTAACCGCAGGGGGAACCGACATGGTCGCACTACAACCACCAGAGGACAAAACCGTCTCTGCAATTTACGCTGCATACGAGGCCGAGCAGGGCTCGGGATACCGCAATCACCTGGGGGCCAGTGGCATTGGTGCGGAATGCAGCCGCGCCATTTGGTACTCTTGGCGGTGGGCGACACGCGCCAATCATTCTGGGCGGATGCTGCGCCTGTTTGAAACCGGGCACCAAGCCGAAAACCGTTTCATCCACGACTTGCGTCGGATTGGCGTGACGGTGATGGCGCTGGACCCGGAGACCAGCCAGCAATTCAACCTCCGCGATGTCTCTGGGCATTTCGGTGGCAGCATGGACAGTGTCGCCATTGGGTTCCCCGAGGCACCAAAAACGTGGCACGTTTGCGAGTTTAAGACGCACAGCGAGAAATCTTTCAATTCGCTGAAGAAAGATGGCGTCGAGAAATCCAAGCCCCAGCATTTTGCTCAGATGCAGGTCTACATGCACCTCGCCGGGATCGAGCGCGCCTTCTACCTCGCGGTGAACAAAAACACCGACGAGCTATATCAGGAGCGCATCCACTACGATGTAGAATATGCCATGCGGATCGTCGCCAAGGCGGCGCGGATCATCGCCAGCGTCGAGCCGCCCGCGCGCATCAGCACCGACCCCGCACATTTTGAATGCCGCTTCTGCGATCATTCCGCCGTCTGCCATGGCGATGCCATGCCCGAGCGGCATTGCCGGTCATGTTTGCACTCGGCCCCGGTGCCCGAGGGTGAATGGATGTGCGCGCGGCATGTCGAGGTTATCCCACCCGACGCACAGCGCACCGGATGTGTGGCGCATTTGTATATCCCCGCCCTGGTTCATGGCGAGCAGATCGACGCGGGCGAAGACTGGGTGATGTACACCATGCCCGACGGTAATAACTGGCGGGACGACGCCCAGGACGCGCTGGACTACAAGAAATGAGAGTTGCCGTTGCCACGCATTGACCGTATTAAAATGACAAAGCCGCCCGGTGCTGGAAACACCGAGGCGGCTTCTAACCACCAACACCTGTCTGAGAGGTCATGATGACTGAATTAGATTTACCGCACGAAGTGCAGCCTGTCACGCGCGCCGAAGCAAAAATAATGGGCGCAATCCATTTCCACGGTCTTCCCTGCAAGAGAGGGCACGATGGTTTGCGATACACCAATGGACGCCAATGCGTTGAATGCGTTCGAATTGCTCGTGGTGGATGGCTCAAAACTCGCAAAAGGTCTGAGCGAAATATGAATCTCGCAATTGCCGCGAGGATTGAAGGTCGCACAATGTATGTCAGCGATCGCCCATGCCCCAAGGGTCACACAGATAGGTTCGTCGCCTCCAACAATTGTGTTGAATGCAACAGGCTTACAGCTTTGCGGGAAAAAATTAACAGAAAATATTCCCGCATTCGAAAAGAGTATGGCCTTTCCAAAGCTGAATATCTTGAATTGGTTGAACACCAGAAAAGCAGTTGTAAGATTTGCGAACAACACAACCCCAACCATTTTGCATTACACATAGATCATTGCCACATCACTAAAAGGGTTCGTGGGCTTTTATGCTCACGATGCAACCAGGGCATTGGGCTTTTGCGCCACTCTGAGCATTTGTTGGAAAAAGCCAAAAAATATTTAGCGGAAAGTTGTTAAAATGGAACTTAGATCATATCAACAAGCCGCCCTAAATAGTATTTATGATTATTTCTCGGCAAACAACGGAAATCCGTTAATTGTTATGCCGACAGGAACTGGCAAAAGTTTAGTAATTGGCGGTTTTATTAAAGAAGCCATCGAAGCCTATCCCGAAACGCGCATCTTGATGGTCACGCATATTAAGGAGTTAATCCAACAGAACTTCACGGCGTTGCTACGGCTATGGCCGGAAGCGCCTGCGGGCATTTACTCTGCTGGTCTCTCGCGCCGGGACATCAACGCTCAAATCCTGTTCGCCGGTATCCAATCAATCCACAAGCACGCCTTCCGCGTGCAACGGTGCGATCTGGTGATCATCGACGAGGCGCATCTTCTGGGCCGCGCCGATGGCAGCATGTATCGCGCATTTCTGACGCAGCTTAACGAGATCAACGCGGGGCTGTTGAAGGTGATCGGTTTTACCGCCACGCCATACCGGTTGGATTCTGGGCTGCTGCACGAGGGGAAAGATCGGCTGTTCACCGACATTGCCTACGAGGTGCCGGTGCTGGAAATGATCCAGCAAGGCTATCTCTGCCCGGTGGTGCCGAAGCAAACCGCCACGCAACTTGATGTGACCGGTGTCGGAAAGCGGGGCGGGGAATTCATCGCCAAAGACCTCGAGGCCGCCGTTGACCGGGACGAAATCACCGTCGCCGCCGTCGATGAAATCATCGAGCACGGCAAAGACCGTGGATCGTGGCTGGTGTTCTGCTCCGGGGTGGATCACGCACTGCACGTCCGTGACGCCATCCGCGCGCGTGGTATTTCCGCCGAGACCGTGACCGGCGACACGCCGAACGGTGAACGCGCCGCCATCCTGGCATCTTTCAAAGCCGGTCGGCTGAGGTGCATCACCAACGCCAACATCCTCACCACCGGCTTCGATGCGCCCGGCACCGATCTGGTCGTGCTGCTTCGCCCCACCGCCAGCGTGGGGTTGTATATCCAGATGGTCGGGCGCGGCACGCGGTTAGCGGAGGGGAAAGACGATTGTCTGGTTCTGGACTTTGCCGGTAACACCGCCCGCCATGGCCCCATCGACAAGGTGGACGGGAGCCGCAACGAGAAATCCGACGTGCCGGGCGAGGCACCGACCAGGGTCTGCCCGGAATGCAAAACCATCAACCACGCCGCCGCGCGGTACTGTGCGTCCTGCAATTTTGAATTCCCGGCCCCGGTATCAAAGATCGCCGCCATCGCCGCGACCGATGCGCTGCTATCCACGCAGATCAAACCAGAATGGATACCGGTCAAAGACGTGACGTATGCCCTGCACGCCAAGCCGGGCAAGCCGTCGTCAATGCGCGTAAGCTATGTCTGCGGGCTGACCATGCACAGCGAGTGGATATGCTTCGACCACATCGGTTACCCCAGGCAGAAAGCTGAAAGCTGGTGGAAGCGCCGCAGCGATGCGCCGATCCCGGCGAATAGCCAAGCCGCCACCGAGGCCGCCAACACACTGCGCCAGCCAACCGAAATTCAAATCCGCCCCGTCGGTAAATATGTCGAGATAACCGGCTTTAAATTTTGACGGGCGTGGCGCATGATAGCCGACCAACGAAAGGAATAGGAAAAAATGATTGACGCAAACGAACATGAGCGGGCCGCGATGGTGCTGGCTTCAAAACGGGCCGGGGAATTCATCGAAAGCCTAGGGGTTACGGATATGTTGAAATGGTCCCCTGAAGAGTGGAAGCAATTTATTGAGGTGATCTGCACCGGCTATGTCGATACACTGGTCGATCTGCGCCTAGACATAGAAAAGCGACGCGCTCGAGGAATGCTCCTCAGTGACAGTGTTCAGGGAGCCATTTCTGCCGCCATGAACAAAATCAGGACCGTCGGATGAACCCGCCAATGTCACGCTTCAACGATTATATCGCCTCCCGCAAAGCAACACCGACCCTGGTCGATGCCGCCATCGCCATGGGCGTGCCGGTGTTTCCCTGCGACGATCAAAAGCGCCCGTTGACCGCACACGGCTTCAAAGACGCGACCGCCAGCCCCGAGGAAATCCGCCGCATCTTCGCCAACTCTAAGGCAAGCATGATTGGCATGCCGACGGGCGAAATCACTTGGCTGGTGGTGGTCGATGTGGACGTCAAGGATGGCCGGGCCGGGATGGAGTGGCTGAACGCTAACAGCCACCGCCTGCCCCAAACCCGCACCATCCGCACAGGCAGCGGTGGGCTGCACATCTATCTCCGCTGGCCCGGCCAGCCCATCCGCAACTCCGCAGGCAAGATCGCGCCCGGCATCGACATCCGAGGCGACGGTGGATACGTCATCGTTCCGCCCTCGCCCGGCTACGCCATAGCCGACGATTC